TACGTATCGTGTGAAGCGATGGTTCGTCGCCTGTCCCAGAAAGGATATTTCGGGAAAAGCGAGCCCAACTATCGAGTTGAGAAGGCCTGGTAACTGGTACCAGTGTTTTTACCTTAAACTCCAATCGTTGGTAATCTCGGCTAACTCTCCACCTAACCTTAATGCGCTTGTTGCGCACCTCAGCATCGGCGGGATCGTCAACTATACGACAAGGAAATGGAGAATGGGCGACTCCGTAAGGAATTCGTCCAAACAGCTTTTCCAAATCCTGAAATATAGTATACGCTAACTGTTCGTAACCCTTTGCCGCAAAAGCATTGGCATAGGCGACCCAGGCAGCATAAGCTTCACCATCGTCTGAATCCACAGGGAAGAGTTTCTTGAATCGAGTAGCAGTGATGTTAGTTCCTAAGAACGCATCAACACCACAAGATTCCCGGAAATCTCCCTCATAGTACGACTTGTCCTTGTTGACCAGTAGGCCAACAGATTCAAGACCATCTATGACAACCTTAGCGTAGTCCGACGGGATAATGATATCATCCCCATAGACATACACAAGGTCAGATGCCATATATAGCCCCATGTTGCTCGCAAGTGCGATAGCTGTAACGGACAAGGCCCAAAAGCAAAAAGACTCAGTTGGAAAGCAAGTTGCACTTCCCATTCCTGCGAATTTCGCTAAAGATAGCTCCCTTTTAGAAGGAAGCTGTGTTACAGGAGTCCGTATGGATAAGAGTGCTTCAAGCACCGCTGGTTTAAGGCGGAAAATCTCTGACACTACCATCTTGGACAAACGATCCGAGGCATCCTTCAAATCAAGAGTCGCCCAGTAGCCATCTCGGCTACCCTCAAGGGCTAATCGTTGATTGACCGTTTGGTCAGTGAAGTTGATGTGACCCTTTGTTAAGGGCTTGGATTCTAACCAAGACATCATTTTGCGACCTAATCCCTGTTGGAGATACATGTATTCACATGGCTCCTCGGTGATTATGCGCGGACCTCTGGAATCCTTAGGTACTGTCATCACCTTACTTACCCCATAAGTGGGGTTGGGCAGGCTGATATATCGGTCACCTAAGTCGGACAACATGCCCGGAGAGTGATAGAAATACTCACTGTACGGGTAAACTGATTCGATGGCTTTATAAAAGCGGAAAGGAGCTTCCCACTTCTCTTCACCCACCTCACCAGTAGCAAGGCTACCAGATCCATGTCTAGGACGAATATCCTTGACGTCAAAGTTATGAAAGACATACCTCGCTAACATGGCAGCACCAGAAACGATTGGAAAATCAGTTCTAGGTCTGTTATTATAGGAGTCAACAAAAGATTCAACCAGAATTTCGTTGTTAACGAAATTTTCTATCGTAGCAGCTTCCAAAGCTGGCGAATAGGGAATCTCAAGTTTATAAAATGCTTCAGTAACCTGACGAACGTGCGCGATGCACGGAGTAAAGGGCATGAATCTTAAAGATCCATCGAGCTCGTAGATATACTTCATATGCGAGAAAAGAAACTGAGGTAGTTTCGTTCCTTTCATAAGAGCAAATCCATTAGGAACCTCCAGCAATCCAGTTTTGAAACTGAGATCTACTGCTTTGCGCAATTTGGGCAAAGAAACCGTGAGGAAACTAACTCCTTCTTCTGAGAATCGCTTCAATGAGTAAGCG